TTTTGAAACACACCAAACACTACCATTTAGTTATTATACATATTAATTTTCACTATGATTCTACTTTATTTACTATTTCACTTACCTTTCGGTATTATTTACCACATTTATCTACATATTAAATATAATTTAAACATAATATTGTATAAATATATAAAAAAAACAAAATAAAATGCCTATTTATGACCCCAGAAACTTAATTCAACAACTAAAAAGAGAAAGAGCAGAAAATATTAAATTAACTAAAAGAGTAAGCAAACTTATTATTGAATACGCAAATTTACTAAAAGAATATGACAAATTACACGATGCTTTTTTATTGGATAAACAGAATAAGCAAACACAAACTTAACCTTTCAACCATTTTTTAAAATTCTTCCATTCAAATACACCTTCGGTATTTTTTATATGTAATTCCATTAATTCCCTACATAACTTCATTTCTGGGATTGGGTGATTATAAAACCAATTAAAGAATTCTGTATCATTCTCTTCATCTGCTTTCTCAAACTTGAGATGAAACCCAAGAACATATAAGTCCTCATATTTTGAGTCAATACCCATCATCGCCATCATAAATTTAGCGTGACTGCGTTCCATTTTATATATATATATATGATTATTCTATCTATATTTTGAAATATTATATACTAAACCAAATCAAAACAAAAAACAAATCAGATTTATTACTTTTTTTTTTAAATTTACATTGAAGCAGCAGATACTGAAACTACTCCTCCTTTCAATTGGAAATATCTTTCTACTTCCGCCCAGCAATTTAGAGTGGAATTTCCTTGAAATTGTGGGTCTTGTGTAGCAGTGTATGTATAATCTAATTGAACTGCTTGCGAACCAATCGCAATACCATTACCAGAAAAGTTTGCTTGACCTCCTATCTTGAAATCTAATCCGTAGTAATGTCCCATTCCATTCAAGGATTTTTGAGATACACCTTCCAATTCTTGATTTGTCATACCCATTTTTCTGTCATTTAACTGAAATCTTTGAGATGTCACTTCACTTGTTGTTTTCGAATTATTATCTACAAAACCTGGTTGTGCTGTTGTCGCTATTCCATTATTATCTTCTTGCTTACACGAAGTATAACCATTGTATAATCCTTCTGGTGAATAGAAAGGCATTCCATACACATTTCGCAATTCATTATAAAAATGCGACGATTGATTTAATGGTGCTGGGAAACGAGGCACTGAATTTATTGTTACTTGTAATTTATTTCCATCTTCTTTCAAACTATCACGAGAACAATATTGTAATAGCAATGGATTCAGATTTGCTAAACCTTTGTGTGGGAAATATTTACTATCTCTCAAACTTCTGTCTGGGGCATCCGCAATTACTATATCACGCAATACTTCATTAGATAAACCTATTTGTCTTGTGTGTTCTGCTGCTGATGACGAAGCATTTGCTGGATTGGAATTCCCATCAGTATCATTAAACTTACCATTTGTTGTTAATGTTGTTTCTACATTTCTCAATTCTCCGTAAATCATTTGTAATCCTTCTCCCATCATCTTTTTAGCATCGTTTTCCATACGACCATCTTCGTAATGAACCAAATCTGTAATCATACGAACTTTATCTGCTACAATGTTAATTTTACCACCAGTCGCAAGTGTATCATACTCAAATAACGAATGTTTCAAACCATAAAATCCATCAATATTACCATCCGCATCCATCGCAGCACGGCATTGGATTACCAAACCACCAGCAACAGCAGCATAACTATTACTTGTCGAAGCATCAAATGTTTGATTCATTAACATTTTATTCGCATCATCTTCACTCGCCAATCTACAAGCAGTTACAGCACCAGCATTTACAGAAAGAGCAACTACATTAAATAATGCTTTGGATTCATCCATTTGATTTTTCATTTGAATTAATTGTCCCGCCGCATAACCAGCACCTCCAGCAGAAATCAAACCTCCGTTCTGCCCCGCAGCAAGATTACCACCATTAGAACCAAGATTTAGATTTTGGGGATTTGTGAAAGCAGCAATATCTGGAACTCCCGCCGCTGGTTGAACTGGTGCTGGAACTATATTTTTAACTCTGGAACATACAACTAATCTACAATCATCATCACTTGCTGCTCCATCAGCAACAGCAATGCGAATAATATCACCTTCTTCTAATCCTTCGCCACCATCTAATACACGGATTTTTTCCAAATAACCAGCAACACCACCAAAACCATTACCAGCATTTAAAGTTGCTGCTAATCTTAAACCAGTTACTGGAGCAGTTGCCCCAGCACGAGTTACTACAATTTTATTTTGAACTTGTGCTGCTTGTGTTCCACCCATTTCCAAGAAAGATTCTTCTCCAGCAGCAGCAATATCACCACCAGCAGCAAAACCAGCACCACGAGTCGTATTATTTATTGTCACAGCATCGTGAACTTGATAAGCAAGACATCTCGCCGATGAAGGTTCAGTATCAACTGCTAATTCTGGATACAATACTGCTCTTTCATTTTTACCCCAAGTGCTATTATCAGTCCATACAATATCAATAGCAACTTCATCATCTGGATTAATTAATTGTAAAGGAATTTCAATTCTTTTACCAAAAAAGTTTGGAAATAATTGACTTAATTCAATTTGATATTCTGGTGTTCCAGCATCTTCATCAGTGTCGTTGTATGTTTCACTTAATCTATATGCTTTGTAAAATTTTCCTTGTTGAACTGGTGGTGGAACAGATGTTGCTGGTTGTTGGTCTCCTACTTTTGGTTCATAACCATCACTTGCTACAATTCTGTGTTGTCCGCTGAAAACTTCACGACCACTATCAAAACCTTGTTTATTAGAACCAGAGCATCCTTCAAATGAAAATTTAATTCCGTGTAATGGTTCATCAACCTTTTCTCTGTGTTCCAAAGGTTTTAAATTATGTTTCAAAGCATAATATTGTGCCGCATTATTTAACTGACTTACCACAACTGAACCAACTCTTAAAGTTGCGGATTTTATAAGGGAAAATACACCAACATTTGGTGGATAATCATAACCAAGTTCAGCACAAGTTGCTGGTAATATTATTCTACAATCTGGTGATAAATACCCACGATGAGGTAAAACAAATTTACAATGTCCTCCACTACCAGATGTATCATCACGGCAATCACGAGGATGTAATATAATCGTTTCAATTCTTTGATGGCGAATTTCAGGGTCAGTAATACCTATGTTTAATGGATTCATCTTTATAAGTTTATTATATATTATAAATGAGATAAAAAAAATAATGTTTAAATTTTAAATTATTTTTCTTTTTAATTTGCCGCTACAAGATTTCCTTGTCCGTCTGTCATAACTCTTACTTTTGCTAATACCATAGTATAAGTATTATTTGTTGTATTATCTAATTGACTTTCAATATTATAATTGAATGATGCTGCTGAATAATCTAAACTTTCATCAATACCCAAATCATCCATACGAACACCTGTTCCGAAAACATCTGCCGCCTTTTCAAAATCACCAGTTCTTGTCGGTTTCGCACCACCACCAGCAGTTCTCTCCCACGCTTTTACAAAACCACCATCCGCACTTTGTGGTGTTTTTAATGCCTCATTATCTGGTCTCTTTTGAACCATACTACCCACATCTTCCGTTACATCACTGATGCTTGTAGCATTCAATTCAGCATAAGGGAAAATACTATTCAAAAACAATCTACTTCTTAATGCTTGGTATGAACCATCCGTATTTGCTTTTTCTTCATCAATTGGATAAGTTATTGGGAATCGAACTGCTCCTCTGTTAAAGTTTTGACGAATGAATAATGCTTTCGTAAATCCACCAGCACCACCAGAATTTAAAATTGGTGGAGTTGAAAAACCATTATACGCAAAGTTATTCGTCCAAGTTGATGGAATAAAGTTTTGATATATACCAACAACTTGATTCAAATTTAAATTGATATTTGAGTGGTCGTTATTTGCGTTCATAACATTTAAGTAGTTGAAATAAGCGTGGTATTCCATAATACCTTTTTGAGGCATTAATTCTTGTTCCAATACCATATATCTTCCAATCAAAGAAACTTGCGAGATTTCATAAACAAATCTATTACCATTCGTTCCATAAATAACTTGAGAATCTGGGGCAAGATTTAAAGAAAGTTTTAATCCACCATTCACTAAACTCAAAGGAGCATTATTTTGTAAGAAACCTGTTCTTAATGATAAAGCAACTGGAATTTTTCCTGAAATCGCACGAGCAATCATATCATTATTTGAATAGGAAGCAAAATTCATTTCATAAACACTACATAAGTCTTTGTATGAAGCAGTTACACCAATTTGAGAAGCAAGATTACGATTGTAATCACGGCATTGTTCGTAAATGTTTCCTCTCATATTTGAAATTGTTACATTTTGAAAAATACTACTTACAGAAACTCGGTCATCAATGTAAGCAATCAAATTTTCTCTGTCTGTTGCTGTATCATCTACATCATATACATTTGATGGGAATCTATCACCATCAGTGTTTGCTTTTAAGCGAAATTTAAACATAAGTTTTAAACTTTTTGGGTCTATCATTCTTTTTCCATTTTGGTTAAACTCAAACTCCAATAATGGAGATGAAGCATAATACGAATAAGTATTCGCATTCGACTTATTCACTGGAAATAACTGGAAGGGTTGGGTTTCTACGATATTCATCTTATATAGTTTATTATATATTATAATTGAGATAAAAAAAATTTTGTTTAAATTTTAAATTTAATAGATTATTTCAATTCCATCTTGTCTTACATTAATTCTACGGAAGTGACAAATGTAATTATGAACCAATAATGGAACTGAAAGGGCATCATAATCAATATTGATTCTTATTTCTCCTTCATCTGGACGATTACAATTATAACTATAACCATCCGTTGCTAAACGACGCCCTATAAAGAAATGCTGGAAATTCTTGAAAATATTATTCACTTTAATATCACAAGCACCCAGTGCGTTCTGTTGCTCTCTTAATGCTTCGCCATTAAACGAACCAAGTGTAAATCTATTAATATTTAATTTTCTGTCTGGTGTCAATACTTTATATAATATCATTTGATAATCTTTCAATCCACCCTTAAATGGTATGTTTTGGTCTGCGAAAAACGATGATTGTTGTGCTTGTGCTGGTATTGTTAAAATACTTTTTGCTCTGTTATTCCGAGCATTAATGTATAAACTATTATTCAAACTATTCGCACTTACATTTACAGCATAATCACTATAAGTTCTCACATCCATTGAGAAAGCACCAGATGCTATTCTCTTTTCAATTGCTTCCAAATAACCATTTGGTGGAACTACATATCCAGCAACAAATTCAAAATTATCAATTGTAAATTTTTCATTCGTTGTAGCACTATTTATTACTATTTCACAAGATACACCAGCACCTACTGCTAATCCTCCCACCCAGTTTAATTTAACTCGTGGAGCATCTACACCATCTACTGCTGGATTACTCGCATCACCAGAGGGTAATAATTCTACTGATGTAATATTTCTTGTTGATGCCGCATTACCATCAAACATTACTGATTGACCTACCAAAAATAAGTGTGCTATATCTGTTCCATTGTCAGCATCTGTCAATACACTTTTCGCTGTTCTATTACCCCCCGCTTGCGTTTTTGGAGCAGATAAATCTTTCGTTGATTTTAATATTACTGAAGTTGCCCCACCACCAGCATTTTCTAAACATTCATAAGAGGTTGATTGAGCGTATCCCCCTCCTCCAGGACTACCATCGTCATTTTCATTATCTTCTACATTTTTCGAATCTACTGCCGTAAATACTGGTGCTGTCATACATACCATACCAGATTGAGCGTCTTCTAATTGAATACGAACTCTCAAACCATTCGTAGCAATCAATGGATATACAGCATCTCTATCTGGTGACAATAAACCAGACATATACAAAGGTAAACATACCTCTATTGTTGAAAATGCGTTTGCTGGGTCACTACTTGTCCCACTTACATATTGATTACCACAACCTCCACTTTGTTTTGATGCTTGACCTAAAACTCTCGAACTTGGTTGCCCTTCGTGAAGTGTTCTTAATTTATTTAAACTTTCCGTTTGTGAATAAAAATTGTATGTTCCTTGTAATAAAGCATAAGATTGTAAAGTTTCCAATACAAATTGTCCTGTTCCGTCAGTTATTGTAATATCACGGAATAATGACGCAACTCCAGCACGAGCAGAAGGCATCATCTTTAATCTACTTTGAGCGTCTCCACATTTCAATCTAAATCGTAAAAAACTTTGTTTCGTGTTAAGTAATCCCAATGATGGAGGAATGTATAATTCAATTTCATCATTTGGTTTATATGTTGCTCCTCGTCTTTCACTATATAAGATTGTCGATTTTGTAATTACTTGTGGTGCTGGTGCGTTTTGTGCTACTTGGTTATTCATTCTGTTATTTTTTTTATATATATTGTAAATATTTTAATTATCTTGTTTTTAAATTTATAAATTAATCTACCGATGGTTCTAATGATTTCTCTAATAAATCATCTATGTTAAACATCATTTCTTCCTCTTCGTCTCCACTATCATTTATACAACAATGACTTTTTATACCTTCCAAAAATGCCGATAATTCCTCTATACATATATCCATTTGCGGATTCGGTTTCATACATTCATAACTTTCTCCTTCTACAATTTCAGTTTCTATAATATTTTCATTTAAATCCACATTCAGTTCTTTTACTGGTTCTGGTTTTGGTTCTCCTTTTTTACCCAATAAATATCCAAATAAATAATACAGATAAGACAGCATAATAATTATATAATTAGTAAATATAATATGTGTAATAACTAAAAACAACAAAAAAACATATGTGTAATAACCAAATGGTAGTGTTTGGTGTGTTTTGAAACTTTATTTTTTTTACCTTTTCAATTTACAAAACTTTTCAATTTCTAAAACACTACAAACACTACCTTTTTAGAATGTTCCAGAATTAGAAGGCATCCCAGCAGTTGAACTCATTACACTACCCACAATAGCACTACTACCGAATCCACCCATATTACTGATACTACTTTTAATTGTTGATTCTTGTTGAGTCAAATCATTTGTTTCTTCTGTATCCTTTGCGGCATCAGCAGCACCTACTGCTCCCACTACAGCACCAGCAATCCCAAGCACTCCGCCAATTATATCACCTATAATTGGAATCGTATCAAATGCTGCTCCAGCAGTTTCCAGTCCAGCAACAGCAGCATCAGTTCCCACTTCTGCCGCAACTTCTCCTCCCTCCGCCGCCGCATCCGCAGCAGCATCACCAATTCCAGCAGTCGCTTGTGTTGGAATATCTGCTGGTGCTGATGATAAGTCCGCTGTTTCTCCACCTTCTGCTGCCGTTGTTACACCTTCATCTGGTGCTTCTGGGAAATCTTCTAAACCTTGATTTGCTTGATTAGACAATTCAATATTAGCAGTAGCATCTGGGTCAAATTCACCACCATAACCAGAAGGTTCTGATGTAGGTTCTGTTCCAGCACCTAATTCTGTATCTGGAATTGTTGTTTCACTTTGTGCTAATGGTCTTTCCATCGCACCAGTTTCTGGATTTTCAACACCAGATGAACCAGTATCCATACTATCATTATTACCACGCAATTCATCTACTTTCTGTTGTGCGTTTCCTCTTAATTCATTCATTTTACTTTCTGCTTGTCCTTTCATACTTCCCACTTTTGATTTCAAACTTTCAAAAGCATCACTTGCTTTTCCTTTTAAATTTGATGCTAAATCTTCACCTTCTTTTCCAACTTTTGATTTTAATGAATTTACTATTTTACTACCAAGTTTTTTCATTCCAAGAGCAGATGATATTGTTCCCAATGCTCCACCACCAGCACCTAAAAGACTATCCGTTTCTTGGTCTGCCGATTCTCGTAGAGCAGCAGCATTTGAAATATCTAATTTTTGTGCTTCTAATCCAGCAGTTTTTTCGCTGTAAATTTTATCTTTCAATGCGGATATTTGTCCGCCAAATCCAGAATAATTTGAGAGAGATTGTCTATAATTTAAAAAGTCAGAGTCCATCTTGTTCTTCTAATTTATTATTATCTTTTATATTATTATACAACATATTTTTACTATCACTTGTTTGTAAATTCTCGTAATCAATTTTTATTAAACCATCTTTCCCAAATTGATGTATTTCTGGGGGGTCAGTCGCCAATCGCAAGAAACAAAAGTTAAATCTTTCTTTACAACATATTTCCCACGCACTTTCCAAATGATTTTTAAATGTATCACCCCATTCATCTAATATTTTTTCTCTTTCAGTAACATTATAACAATTACTCAATATTACATCGGTAGATTGCGAACGAACAATTGCTGGTAATGTTTTTAATGTTTGATTTAATGTAAATATTCCCATAATACCATAATGCCTATATCGTGAGTAAATATGAGATATGAAACTATTTCGTTTCAAGTAACCAGAAATATCATCAAAACACAATGCTATTTTCGGTGGTTGATTATCTGGGTCTTTAATATCAAACCCTTCTTGAAATTCAATTATATTTTTCAAGAAAGGTTCTAATCTATCCATATCATCAAATACTATTATTTTATCTTCAAATTCCTCTTTAAAGTAATTTTGACTGCTCCTATCCATCCGTATAGTGGGTGAGATAATATATATCATATCAAAGGCGTCTCTATACATATTCTCTTGTAGCAATAAATTACATAGTAAATTTGATTTACCACTTCTAACTTTACATATCATCGTTAAAACAAAAGGTGGTTGCGGTAATCTCTCATCTATCGGTCGGTTTGGTTCAAAGGGGGGGAGGTCGCTTTTGACTTCGTAAATGCGAAGGTCATTGTTTTCGTGTGATGTGGTTTTAAATTTTTTTTTAGGCATTCTTTTATATTATTCCAATATTTTTTAAGGCAAGAATAATCAATAGGTTCGAAATCACAATCGTTATTATAATCAAACAACATTTTATTCTTTATAATTCAACAATATATTTATAGTAGTGTTATATTTAAGTTATGGTAGTGTTTATATGAATATATGGTAGTGTTTATATGAAAAGTGGTAGTGTTTCAATGAAATGTGGTAGTGTTTCAAAAAAAAAATTTGATTTAAAAAATAAATTTAATTTAGACGGCAGAAATAAAAATTCAAACTACAATCTCAAAAAAAAAATTTGATTCAAAAAATAAATTTAATTTAGACAGCAGAAATAAAAATTCAAACTACAATCTCAAAAATGGAAAACCAACAACTCAAAATGGAATTAGAGCAAATGACGAAGAAATTCAACGCACTGCGAGACCGAATAATGGAAATATTGAAATACAAGTTCAATGTCACAATTCTCCAAAACTGGATAAGAAAAGTAATAACGATTCGTGCTCGTTCAAGTATTAACTGGGGTGGAGTTTTTGCTATGAAAGAAAGGGAAATAGAGATGTGGGAAAGACGATATAATAATAGTGAAACAAGATACTATGAATTGGAATGGAAATTTGAAAAATTCAAACAAAAAAAAAGAAAGGAAAAACTAATGAAAGAATTAAAAACACCAAAAATACACCATCTATGTGTTCGTCTAATGTGTGGAACTAATTGGTAGTGTTTTGGTGATTTTAATAACTAAAAAAAAGATATGTGTAATAACTAAATGGTAGTGTTTGGTGTGTTTTGAAAATAAAAAAAATAAACCTTTTGAAATAAAATAAATTTTACAAATTCTAAAACACTACAAACACTACCATCAATATGTATAATAACTAAAAAACTTAAAAACTAAATAAAACTAAAAATTACTCCGTTTTTTTTTTCTCGTGTGAATGTTGTTGAGTTTCTTGGACTTTCATCTCTTGTTTGACAATTTCAGTAGCAAGTTCTACTGGGTCTGGTATTACCATTGGAGTAGTAATTTTGTAAATGATACTGGATTTTTCATTGATAGGAGCAAGTTCTCCAGTAGGTAATCTAATTTCGGTTTTAATTGAATGAATTTTTGTAGGGAATGCTACTGGAATTTGATAAGAAGATGCGTAGGAATATACAAAATCTCCACTGGTATAATTACGAGGAACAATACCAATACAATTTAATTTATCTTGGGATTGTTGATAATCTGTTGGAACTAAATTTGTATATACTTGGTAAAATGATGTATCTAATTTAGTTGGTAATCCAGATGCGATAATTTCGGTGGATTGTTCTTGTTGTAATGAAAATTCATTTGTTCCATTGTATCCTAATTTGAATGTTCCTTTTCCAGCACCAGCATTATTTAATTGTGTATGGTCTTGTGTTGCTAAATCTGGTTGTGCGGAAATACTAAAATCAGCATTGGTAGTAAGTGGTTTTACACTTTTATATCTATTCACTTTGGAAAAATCATTCTCATATGCTTCATTATGTCTTGCGACTTGTGTTCCACTATTTGGAAATAAGTCATTGTATTGGAAACCCATCTTGTATAGTAGTGTGTTGAAAAAAGTTTGTTCGTTCGTTATTTCAACAGCATCATCATCGTTACTACTTGTAATTAATTGTCCTTGATTTTGTCCGTAGATTTTGTAGAGAAACTGACCGCTTGTAGCATCTTGTAACCCCGTAGCAGCAATGTCGTCAGTATAATCTCTATTTGCTTGTGTTACACTTAAATATATTAGTGGGGCATAAAATTGTTTTGTATCATTAAATTTTACAACAATTTGTCCTAATGTTGTTGTTACAAAATTACCATCTCCATCTGTCGGCATTTCATTAATACCTAATTGTCGAGCAGTATGTAAAGAACGAAATAAGGTTCTGGATTGTGAGGAGTCAAATTCACAAGTTGGGTCATTCGCTCCTAAATTAACATAATTAACCATTTGGTTATATGCTGTTGGAACATCTCCTAATGTATCAACTCTTTCATCATTTACTAACCAAACTGCTGGATTATCCAGAAAACTGGTTGATATAGGACAATATTGTCCGTTATATAATTGTGGTAAAGCAAATTGAGTATCTACTTCAAAATCACCATTCGCATTTATATTTGCTGAATTCCGAAATAATCGAAAACCACAAACGATTTCATATTCTCCATTTGCTGTTTTTTCTGGATACGCAGGATTATTATTTGGATATTTACCCTCACTTTTTACACTTAATGGTGGGTCTATTCCACTAAACCCATACCCAGAAGTCGTATCGATAAATGCCAATTTATTTATATCAGCACCAGGAACTCCTATGCTTCCAAAAGGTTTCGCATCATTAGTATTCCATACATTATTATTATCAAACGGAAAAATATCAATATTAAATGTTGTTAAATCCATTATTCCTATCCATCGTTTGAATTCTCCTCTATCAAAAATAAATGTTCCCAAAGGTATTTGTCCTTCTACTGGAACATCTTTTTGAACTCCATTGTCAGTATATGTATTCCCAGCAAGAGTTGGATAATTATCACCAATAACTTCATTAAAACTATCATATACATAAAAATCGTTGATAGGAGTAAAATCAGTATCTGTTGCTTCCCTCCACCATTTTAAAAATGTTCGGTTTCCGTCATTCGTAAATAATATCATATTTTGATAATATGTAGCACCACCATTTGATTGAACTCCATTATATGCTCTGTTATTCATATTGTAATAAAAATCCGCAAATGTATTTTGATATTCAATGCGAACTGGATAAACTCCAATGCCGTGCTTTTGACTAATCGTATCATCTAATAGCGTTCCATCTTCATTTGTGAAAAATATACTATGGTCTCTATATGTTCCATATCCAGGTTTGGTAAAATCACCTTCTCCATCTTCAGTTGCGAAATTATTTGTTCGTGAGTTTGTTCTCCAATCTGGGTCATATCGTGCGAAACAGCAAACACTTGCGTCTTTGGTAAAATTATCTTTGAACCGATGTGGGACATCCGTTTGAATCGATGCTATTTTTGCTGTCAACCAATTTTCACCTACAACAGCAGTTGGTTGGTCGTCAAAATAATATCCTCTGTATCCTACGGATGGAATATCACTTCGTTTTGTAGATGGAGCAAAATTAAAGTTGTGATATTTTTCTTGTGGATTCGCATTATTCGCATTCATAGCATCGTGAAAAGTAAAATTAATACCCAATTGTGTTATTGGAACTGAAAAAGCATATTCACTTCTGTTATTTGGAATTCCACCACCATTATTTTCTGGAACAATACAATTATAAAATCCTACTCCCAAACAAGCATTACACCAAGTTGGACGATTATATTCATTATTTATATCCAAAGGTGGTATACCTCCATCACTTATAGGTGGACGACCACTTGCCGTATTTACTCTTGTATTACTACCATTAGAACCATTCCGAGATACACCGAAATCACATCTACACATCCAATTTTCAATATCATCATTATTTGGGTCATCACTATCTCCAATGTATTCTTCACAACCTTTAAACAAAGTTGCTAATCTTGCTACATTATCATCTGTATAGGCGATATTCGTAGTAAACATAAAATATTTAGGTAAACAAGTGTAGTAATGTGTTTTGTTGATTGTTTGTGCTGGATTCGCATCATTTGTAAAACGAAATTGTTTTGATATTTTTGGGAAGAAACTGAAAATACCCTCACTTACGGCATCATCAAAATGGGGTAAATTACCAGAACTTTTCATTGTAGTTTTTGGAATAACAATACAAGGTCTATTGAAATATTGAAATTCTGTGTTAGTTGCTCCATTCCTTCTTTCAACATATACTTTTTGGTCGGCAACAAGCACACATCTCATTATTGTATGAATTGCTTTCCATCTATCATAATCTTCCACTGCTAATTGTCCCCAACATCGTTTTCTTATACCACTATCCCCGCCTTCTGTATTATATCCATTTGCGAAATATGAATTCATCATTAAACCATTTGCCGATGGTATGATTCTACCATTTAATCCATTCACTGGAACTTCACCATATGTATGGTCGTCTTGTGGATAAGTTGTATGAAGAATTGTATTTATTTTATTCGCAATTGTTGATGGACTTTCATAAGTAGGAGCATCAATTTGTATTGGAACTTCGATTGTTTCTGGTCTAAAATCAGTATATTTGGAATAATAAAAAGGGTCATTGTCACTATTCGCAAAACCAGTTTTACTCCATCCTTGATAATCTTTGTTTATCTTAATGTATTTTTTATTTGTTGATGGTAAATTACTACAAGTCATTAAAGTTTTAGGTGAATATCCAGAATATTGTGAAATAGAATTATTAAATGAGAAATTAAAATCATTGTCATCAAATCGTGTAAATCCCAATTGTGGATGCGGACTACTTACATTATTGTAAGTTTGAGTTCCAATAAATTCGTGTATCCCAGCAGTAGATAAATATTGAAAGTTCTGCTCTATATTTTGAGTTGTGTCTCTAACTATCTTACGACTACCAGTATCAAAACTCATACCCATTACAAAAGGTAATTTCACTGAATTATAACCATTATCACAAATATATGGTGAAAAAGTCAATAAAATTTGATTGTCTGTTACACCAGAAAATTCATCCTCAATACCAGTAATTTCAATAGTTTGGTCGGCATCACTACCTTTTGCGTTGATAATCGCATATTCTAAATTTACCATCGCTCCAACTGGAATATCCAAATCAACACGATTTTCCCAGACAGCATTTTCTTTTGTAGTATATTCTCCGTAGTTCTTCGAAGCACCAACCGAGTTTCTACGACTACATTCAATAATTTGAGTATGTTGAGTATTCATAAATGTTTCTTTGTAATATAGAGACATAATATTTAAAATAAAAAAAATATGGAAAAAGGTAGTGTTTGTAGTGTTTCAAAAAGTCTAAAATTATATTTTCTAAAAAGTTTTTTTTTTTCATTTTCAAAACACACCAAACACTACCATTTTGCTATTTTTGAGCGTTTTTCCACTGATTTCTGGTGGTAGTGTTTAGTGTTTTTTTTGGGAAATTTTCTATTATTTAGAAAGTGAATCTTCCGAATGGGTCTATTTTTCTTCTACCGACTCCAGCAAATCCATTTGCGAATGGGTCATATCTTGGATTTGGATTTCTATATGCTGGTTTTTGTTGAACTGGTTTTGTATTTTGTGGTTGTGGTTTTGTATTTTGAGGTTTTGTATTTTGAGGTTGTTGTTTTTTAGCAATATTTCGTTTTGCTTGTTTCATTGCTTGTTTCCGCTCATACCATTTATCCATTCTGGCGTAAAATGCTTCATCTTCTTTTGCTTTTTGTTTTTTACTTCGTTCCTCATCTCTCTGTGCTTTTTCTAATTCTCTTTCTTCTTTTGCTAATAACCTCTCTGCTCTCTTCTCTGCTTGTGCTTTTTCCTTTGCTTCCTTCTTTGCTTTCTTTGCTGCTAATGCTTTCGCTCTGATTCTTGCTAAATGTGCTGCTTGCTTTTCACTTAATTGTTTTTTCGCTTTCCCTTTTGGTGCTTCTTTTGGTGGAGCGAATGCGTGAGCGTCGTATTCAATATGTTGTGTGGTCTCCTGTTCGGTTTCCACTGGTTCAGAAATTTCCATTTGTATGGGTTCGGCATTTTGTTTTTCATTAGATTTAGTCGCAACAGGAGTGTCTTCTTTTTCATTATTTAGTTGTAAAGGTTTGGGTTTTTCTCTTAATATATTCATTGCTTAAATTTTTAAATATATATTAGGATTAGAAAAAAAAATAGAAATATAGACATCAAAATACAGAAAATTTTTCTATTTTCTATAATCGTTTTGTCTCGTCGGTGATGAATATCTCAACCTCATCACCATATCTTTTTCCGTGATGAACTCTGGTTTCCCTCCTATTACTTAAATCTCCACAACTTCCGTGAGTATGAACTAAATTCTTTGCTCTCTTGTATGGTTCTCCGTTCTTTTTATACTTGGAAAAACAATGAGGGCAAGTAAATTTTATATGGTTTTTATCAATACTATCAGCAATTACTTTCATAAAAAAATATAGGGTTTTATTTAGTTTTTTATATATATCTAACATTACTATTTGTTTAAATTGTTTTTATATTTTCATTTATTTTTTATATTTTTGTTTTGTTTTTTTATATAGCACTTAAAGGATTTTATATCTATCTAACGGCGTGAGTTTTTGAGTTTTTTGCGGAGGTCAGCAATTTTGCGTTCCATATCACATATTTGCTTTTTAGTTTCTGCTCGTTCTTTCCTCATCGCATCTTCCAGCATCTTGTTTTGTTTCTTCAAAAGTTTCTTGTGTTCTCGTTGCTCCTTTTCGTAGAGTGCCTTGTATTTCTCTGCTTCTTTGATGTATTTATTTGCTTCCCTTATTTTTTTATTGATTTCATCACGCTCGTCATTCATTTCTCTCATTTTTTTTTCTGCGTATTTTGTGTATTCTTCCAAGTGTTCTACTCTCTCACATTTTTGTGAGAATCCTTGAAACATTTTGCGGTATGCTCCTTGTGCTGTATTAATACCAGCATTTACCGCCAAACGCCTACTGACGACGCATTCATTACACTCATCACAGCACCGAGCGTGTGGTGGAAATCTAAATGGTGCTGGGTTATTACCGAATTGTCCGTAATTATTGTCACAACCCTCAAAGCAGCAGATGTTTTTGAACTCGCTGTGTTTGATAAACATTGCGAGCATCGCATTTCCATCATTGATTGCTTCTTGTTGGATTTCCGCTGATTCCTTGTCCTTTTTCATTGTATCACGCCACGCTTCCAGTTTTTGTTTGAATTCATCAAATTTTGACGCATCCAACAATTTACCTTCTGCTAATGGTTTCCAAACATTGTCTCGTTTGAAAATAGTGTATTTAATGTGGTCTGGAAACTCCACTCTGCTAAAGACTCGCTGGTCTGGTTTAATTTCTGCTTTTTTGTAAATGACATCAATTAGTTTTTTAAATATTTCTTCGTTCGGCATATGTGCCTCGTGTTCTTTGATGATTTTGTCAAGTCGGTCGTGTTCTGCTTTTGCTCTTGCTCCTTTGAGGTTTGCTGGGACTGGATACGACGCCAGTTGTCCGTATTGGTTGAAAAGTTTGTAATGAACTCTGGTTTCCTTCAATGAAAACATTTTATATGAAGTGCTGTTTGGAAATATGAATTGCTGTTTGGAAATATGAATTGCTGTTTGAAAATATGAAGTGCTGGAAATTTATTACTCCTCCAACATCTCAAAAAAAACAATCAGATTTATTTTGGACTCAAAATGAATTTTTAGTTAATACACATATCAATCCTTCTTTTCATATACCATTTGTGCCGTAGTAGGTTTGTGTCCCATCAATTTAGCAAGGTCTTTTCTAACTTGTAGTGGAGTATCACCTTTGAATTTATCACTGATATAAATGTGTCGTAGCATAGTAGATGATATTTTCTTACCAGTAGATTTAAATACTGAATTCAACAATCTTCCCCAACTTGCGGTATTCATAAAGTCACCTTTCGCATTTGGAAACAGAATTGGGGAATTATATTCTGCGTCATCTACTAACATCCACAAACGAGCATCCTTTATATATTTTTTAATTGGAATATACAAAGGATGTTCTTTATCAATTATCATTTCAAAATCTCCATATGTTGAATGTGTTTTATATTCTCGTAAAACCATTTTATAATAATATTCAGTTTCTTCATCACCAAAGCAGTGGTTATTTGGTTTACTCCAATCATCACATTCTCGGTAAATTACATTTACATTATTTTGTTTATGTTCTTTAGTTACATCTGTATCACTGCCGTATGGATAATATCTCAAAGTTCGGTATTCGTTTCTGCGAGGAGGAATTAGTGTGTAAAGTGAAGAAATCAACCAATTTTTATCTTGTTTAACAAGTTTTACTGGATATTTATTATTGACTACCTTTTGGTGTTTTGTTTTTGCTAAAACTTCCCAATTCAATCTTGCTTGATGTAAATTTTTCATATCAGTCCATTTTTCTTCTTCCTTTTCAGTTTTAACTTGTTTGCCCTTTTCTTTTGTGTAAGATGATTGTGCTATAATTTTTTGTTCCAAATATTTTTCGTGTATATTTTTATATAGTGATTCATTTCCTTTGAATATATCACAATATACCAATACAGCGGTATATGCGGAACACCTTGTAGTAAGAGGCATTTCATTTATGGAGTTTATTCTTGCGGCGGTATTTACCAGCAAGGTCACGCAATCGTTCTTCTCGTCTGTTTCTGCGGTAGTAATCAATTTTTTCATTAGTGCTTCGTAGTTTTTTATTGTTTTGGGTTTTAGCGTTTTTCGGCATACTTGAACCATTTGAGTTGCTTCGTGTAGTTTCATCTTTGTTATACTTTTTTTTGCTATTCTTATTTAATAACTTACTATTTTTTGTGGGTTTAATAATTATAAATAGGTCTTTATCTTTAAGTTGTTTTTTTGGTTTAGGATTCTTATCTGGTATTTTTGTCAGTAGTAATCTCTTATCTTCTTTAAGTGCGTCCTCTTTGAAATCTGTGTTATAATATGATTTCAATGCTTGGTCTGCTGATATAACTGGTGTTTCGAATCTATTATTAATCATTTGAGTGATAATATATAGTTAGAAAAAAAAGAAATCAAATTTATTTAGTTTTTTTGTTTTTTTGTTTTTTTCATATTTTTTTACAAGCATTCATATTTTATTCAAGTTTTTTCAGTGCTTTCTTCTGTTGTTCTCCATCCATTGTATTCACTGCTTTCCAGTGATTCCAAGTTTTTTCCGCCCAGTCTGGGTCTTCTTTTTCCTCCACGATGGAAACAATGTTTCGTGGGGCGTTCTGGATTTCTTCAAGTTTGCGGAGGTATTCCGCTCGTTGCTTCTCGTATGCTGCTTGCTCCTCTGCCGTCCTTTGAGGGGGAGTCCAATAGGTGACGGGCATTTTGATAGAAAGTTTTGATAGAAAGTTTTGTAGGTGCTGAAAGTTTTGTAGATGATGATGATGTTCTGGAATATTTCTACATCAAACGGAGTCAGCGAAAAAAACAATCAGATTTTTTTTGGACTCAAAATGAAATTTAATATGTGTAATAACCAAATGGTAGTGTTTGGTGTGTTTCAAAACAAAAATAAAACAGAATTACAATTACAAATACTTTTGACTATCTAAAACACTACAAACACTACCTAATTTATTTCTTCTTGAATAGTTTGATGGACTTCATCAATAATTTGAATTGTTTGTCTTCGTCCTCGTCGTAGATTCGGTTATACAATGTTCCGCATCCATCGCAGAAGTCCATTCCATCCATACACCAGTAGTCATCACCATCACATTGGATGGTCTTACCACACCAGTCGCAAATTGTGTTGTCTTCATAGCAGTCTTCGCAAGTAATTTCGCCGTTCTTGATGTGAGCGTGGTCGTGGTCTTTGCTGTCACGAACAATTTCAACGCGGCAGACGGAGCATTTGAGAGAGTCCATTTTTGTAGAGCGTTTGAAAGTTTTTGTAGAGAGTTTGACGCATTCATCGCAAAAGTCCATTCCGTTCTTACACCAGCGGTCATCACATTGGATGGTCTTACCACACCAGTCGCAGACGGAGCATTTGAGAGAGTCCATTTTTGTAGAGAGTTTGAAAGTTTTTGTAGGCACTGGGATTTTTCTGGAGCAATTTTACTTCCTACGACATCTCAAAAAAAACAATCAGATTTTTTTTGGGTCAAAAAACACGATTGATATGTGTAACAACTGAAACAAAAAATAAAACTAAATTACATTACTAAACAATACAACTACTACTACTACTACTACTACCTAATTTATTTCTTCTTCTTGCTCTTCTTGCCCTTCTTCTTCTTCTTGCTGTTGCGTTTCTTGGGGAAGGTTTTCTCTTTCAAATCCAAAGTCCATTTCTGTGGTTCGGTCGCATTTTCTGGGTCATCGTGTTCTGGTGTGCCGAAAATATGGAGTTGTTCCCCAGTTCTCACAAATTGTTTTTCCAACATTTTGTGAGCGGCATCTGCGTGAATCTTCTTCTTGTAGATGTAGGTGACTCCATCCACCATTGTTCCCAATCCAATAGAGAGGATACTCATTGTGTCTCCATCTGTGCCTTGTTGATACACATTGGCGAATACCTTCTTGCGACCAACTTGGATTTCCTTGCGGTTACATTGGTATGAACGGAGGTTCTTCTTCTTCCACTCGCGAAGTTCTGGTAGGTGTTCGTCGCTCCATCTCGCACACATAAAGTTCCCAATTCGTTTGTGAAAGAATAGCACATCTTCGGTTGGGTCATTGATAAACCCAGAAATCTGTCGCATCAAAGCATCCTTAAATGCGTTGGATTCAAATGTTCCGTAGTTCGTGTAAAATGTCGGCATCGTGAAAAGTTTTGAAAGTTTTAAGTGAAAGTTTTGAGATATGTATAATAAGCGAGTTGCGTTTAAATCAATATTGTTCTGGAATATTTCTACATCAAACGGATTCAGCGAAAAAAACAATCAGATTTTTTTCCGTCATTTTTTTAAAGTCCAAAATAAATCTGATTTGTTTTTTGTCAATCATATTATCAACAATCAATTCATATTATCAATCAGCAATTCATATTTTCAAACAGCAATTCATATAAAATGTCTCGCAACTACTCCGCCAAAGAAACAAACGCCATCCACTCTTATGTTGAGAAATCTGGATATGACGACCATATTAGTCGCATCAAAGATTATCTCCTTTGTATTGGATGTGGAAGTGGAATTCTCGCAGAGATAATAATAGATAGTGGAAGATTAGATTGTCAGTTGTGTGTTTCGTGCTGTGAAATTTGTGATAAAGCAAAAGATTGTCGTGAAGTAGGAGAAGAACCAGAAGAAGTATGTGATGAAGAAGACCAACACGATTATAAATGGAATGATTTAGAGGACATAGTCATATGGAACGGATGGCGAATGTGTGATTGTTGTGCGAGGAAATTAAAGAAACACGACGAGGAAGAAATCAAACCATTTAAAAGATGGATGGAAGAATGGGACTATACCGCAGAGGATTTTGCTGGGGATAAACTAATTGAATGAATTTGGTAGTGTTTGTAGTGTTTTAGAAATAGTAAAATTTATTTGTAAATGTAATTCTGTTTTATTTTTGTTTTGAAACACACCAAACACTACCATTTAGTTATTATACATATTAAATTTTATTTTGACTCCAAAAAAAATCTGATTTGTTTTTCGTGAGATGTTGGATGAGTAATAAATTTTCAACAATTCATATTTTCAACTACTCACTTCATATTTTCAAACAGCAATTCATATAAAATGATGAAAGGAAAGATGATGACGAAACAACAATATTACGAGCATTTGGAGCAAGAAAACTTCCGTCTCAAAGACAATTTCAAAGAATTAGTAACAAAACATTGCGATGTTCGTGAAGAGATGAATTCTTGGATGGAAGGTCTCCAAGAAACAATCAAAGAACTCCAAGAGGAAAAGAAAAAACTCCAAGAAGAAAACAAGAAACTCCAAGAGGAAGTTGAGGTGCTGACAGAGTCTTGCGATGATTGGGTGGGTTCATATGACGAAATGAAAAAACAACTGGATGAAACAGAACAAAAGTATCAAGAACTGAATGATGCGGTGGAAAACAACTATATGACAATTGAAGAACACAACGAATATTACAGCGATGTGAAATTGGAAAAGGAAGAAGCAGAAAAAAAGTATGAGGATTTGAATAAAATTGTTTCTACATTTTGTAACAAAAAGTTGGGAACAATTGATGATTTAATGGGAAGTTTATTGGGTTGGAATTATTATGGTTGGTCTGTGGAAGATTGTATTGACCCAGAAAATATCGGTAATAGTCAATAAAATCTATTGTAATTATAAATAACAAATTATGGCGAAACCAGCAAATCCAAGTTTATATGCGAAAGCAAAAGCAAAATATAAAAATATGAAACATTCTGCTTATAAAAGCGGACTTGTAGTAAAAGCATACAAGGCAATGGGCGGTAAATATACTGGAAGCAAACCAGCAAAAAAAGGATTGACTCGTTGGTTCAAGGAAAAATGGCGGACACAAAGCGGAAGTAAAACTTACAAAAAGAAAGGTGATATATTTAGACCAACAAAACGAATTACAAAAAAAACCCCTACTACTATGAGTGAATTAACAAAAGCACAGAAACAAAGAGCAATGCGTGAAAAGAAAAAAACTGGTAGAGTTAAAAAATATAAAAAATAAATAATATTTTTATTTTATATAAGATTATGGTTAAGAAAAATGATAAACCTTTGTATAAACCTTTTAATGCTCCTTCTTCTTCTAAATACAAGAAGATGGTGTATGTTATGAAAGATGGTAAAAAGCGTAAAATTGGATTCGGACATCGTGGATACAGACATAATTATTCAGCAAAAGCAAGACAAAATTATTTGAAACGGAGTGCTGGTATTCGTGATAAGAGTGGTAAATTAACAAAGAATAATAAGAATTCGGCAAATTATTGGGCGAGAAAAGTTTTGTGGAATGCGTAAAGTTTTTTTGAGGTCAAAATGAAAAGATATGTGTAATAACCAAATGGTAGTGTTTGGTGTGTTTCAAAACAAAAAATAAAACAGAATTATATTTACAAATACTTTTGACTATCTAAAACACTACAAACACTACCATCTATTTTTATTCTTCTAATGGATACATTGGATATTTGTCTTCGTCCAATTCAATTCCTTCTTCGGTCAAGGGAGAGAGTTCTTCAAACAATTGTTCGGTAAGGTCTTCATCAAATACATCGTTGCCTAC